AGGCGCGGCTTTAGACCCAACCTTGTTCATCTTTTCGCCAGAACCAGCTTTGATACGGGCTTGTTTGGCATTAATGTTGGCATAAAGTCCAGGCTTCATTTCATCTTCTTCTTAGGTTTAGACATACCAGCTTCAGACAAGGCAATGGCAACTGCTTGGCGAGGATTCTTTACAACCTTCCCACCCTTGCCTGAATGCAAAGTACCTTCCTTATATTCACGCATTACTTTGCTAATCTTCTTTTGTGCCTTGGTTTTCATACCAATTCCGTCACAGAAACAGTTGAAGTGGTAATTCCCGCATCCTTGATGAACGCAATCTTTTGTCCAGGGGTTACTCGCACAATTTCAACGCAATTGTTTGGAATCATGGCTGATGTTGTAATGCTTGCAGTTGGATTAGTGCCAATAGCATAGTGGGAATGACCCTGGCTACAAGCAATGCGAATCATAGTAGTGGTAGCACCAAAAGCAGTCATTTGAACGCTACTGCTGGTTACTGTTGCCACTTGTGTTGTGCCATTACTGGCTACTCCATAAGCGACTTGGTTGGGGTCAAGTTGGAATGTAGACATTATTTACCTCTTGAAGACTTCTTCATCATGTTGGTAGCAGTACGACCACCACGCATAGGCAAGCCTTTTGGTTTACCAATCGCAACCATAATGGTCACAGGAACACCCTTTTTCTTGCCGTACTCTTTGGCTTCTTTCTCGCCTTTTTCAGAGTAGGGAAACTTCTTTTTTCCAACCATGGGCATAGCGTTCTCCTTTATTTCCAGACACGATCAGCAACAAAGGTAATCACACCGCCCATGAATGAAGCGATAGTCATACCCATCCAAAATCCACCTTTGCCTTTATTGGCAAGTTCCAACAAAGCCTTCACATCTTTGCTTAAAGAGTGAACTTCTGTCTGGAGAGCCTCAACTTGAGCCTCCAGCCTTCCAAAATCTCTAGCGTCTATATCAGACATTTGCAACTTTCCTTGGGCGACCCATGCGCCGTACAACTGGCGGCATGAAGGGAGTATCTGTTCTCACTTCATCAGGAATGTCAGACACTTCTTGTTCGTCAATCCTCACATAACCCTGATGACCCTTCATTGAGTCAATGTCATGTTGTAAGGTAAAACTTACTGTGTTACCAGACTGAAGACAGCGGAAAGTTGCCATTGAAACCCTTAAATAAGAAAGGGGGGACTAGCCCCCCCTATCCTCACACCATACGAACAATAATTATGTCCATAGTGGCTGATGCCAAGTCCGCAGTTGAACCTGATTCGTTTTGGATGCGAAACTTGACGGTGTTGGCAGCACTGACATAGCCAGTAACAGTCAAACCAACCAAATCCACAGCCAAAGATGCACAAAGAACCATGTCACCCAAGGCGACACCAGGAACTGTTACATCATCTGTTTCGCCAGCACCATCAACTAATGAGCCAGCATTCAAAGTACAAACAACTGACCAAGTATCAGAGAACAAACCCCGAAAACTGTCGTTGCCACGGCGGGTAACTACTGCTGAAGCGGTTGCCATTTTGATTTCTCCTAATTAGGTTAAAAAAGTCCCCCCACCACTAGGGCAGGGGGCGCAACTGCAATTAGGCGGGAACCAAAAGTGCAAACATAGATGCAGATTTGGCTGCACTTACGCTTGCGGCTGAACGCAGAATCTGCACACCATACAAGGTATCAGAGGTAAACAGAGTAGCCAAATACTCTTGTTTGTACTGAACTTGTGAGCGAACAGCAACTTGCTCAACCAAAACCACTGCATCACGGTGACCCATGAGACAAACTCGCGCAGCACCAGTACCTGATGCAGTGTCGCAATTGCTTGAGACAAACACAGGGATGCCGTACAAGTTACCGATCTCACCAGTGCGAATGGTACTGTTAGTACCGCCCACAAAGGCTTGTTCAGTGTAACGAGCCAAACCCATCAGGGTGTTGCGACTTGATGGAGGAATCAAGAAGAAGCGCTGGTCCATTGGGGTATCGGTATCATCCAAACGCTGAATAGTGCGGCGAATGGCGGCATCGGTCAGTGCTGACTCATTGTTGCTTGCGGCAACATAAGCAGTCGTACCATCACCACCAATGAACGCACCAGTTGCGTAAGCATTAGTACCACCACCACCATTGGTAGAACGACCCAACTGAACCAAGTCGGTATCAACTTGTTTAGCCAGGGCATAACCAGCGTCAGAGGTGTAGAAGTTACGCAAGCTGTTCAGGGCTTGGGCTTCGACAATATCCTCAATCAAGCGAGAGTACTCGTAATGCTTGTTGATCGACACATTGACTTCAGACTCAGTAGCGGCAATCAAAGTGACTGCGGCTTCTGCGGCCTTGGCAGATGCTGAACCACGGGTGGGTGCGGGGATATGAATCGTATCGCCCTTCTTGCCCTTAAAGTTCATCTTCATAACGAGGTTAGCAAGAACCAAGTTTTTCTTGTAAGCCGCAACAATCTCATCACTCCAAATGTCTGGAATGAATTTGTCTGCTGTGGTCGTAGTAACTGAGTTACTGGGGGAAAATGCTGTTGCCATGTTGTTTCTCCTAAGAAACGAAAATTAAGTTACTTAACTCGACCTTCTTGATACGCCAACATAATCTCTGGAGATAATGCATCGTATCTGTCAGGTTCTGTCATCTTCAGCCGAATAAGGTCAGCCCGTCTGTATACCCTCTTTGAACTCTCACCAGTTCCACCAACATCAACTTGTGCGGCCTTCATATTTTGCTTCCTGGCGGTTTCACCCGCTTGTTCAGTCTGCTTATGTTTTACGCCACGCAATTCTTTGTAGGTAGACAGCAACTCATTGGCACTATCATAATCGAACTCACCATCTGCTTTTGCATACAGACCAATGCGAACAGGCGATGATTTCACCCAATTCGCAAAATCTTGGTCATTCACAATCTGACTGTAGTCAGGATGATCTTGCGTTAGCTTCTGCTGAATCTGCATCCTTTTGAAATCCACACCCGCTTGACGGGCGGCAAGAACATCAGGATGATTATCAATAGTCTTCTGAACTGCCTTCTGTGGATTCTCAAAGAAATCTACTTCAGGCTCTTCCTCTCTAATAGGTTGTTGCTTTGAACTGAGGTTCTGCTTAATAAGTTCGTCTGCCAACTTCCTTACTTCTCCAACCTCTTGCGCTTGCTTGCCAATTAGCTTCTCAGCTTCTTGGTGCATCCGAACAATGTCCTCCAGACTTTTATCCCTGTATTTATCAGGGAGTCCAGGGCTTGCTGGCGCAATGGTGTCAGATAGCTTGGATTCTTCAGCTTCCAACTCACTTTTCATCTCAGGTTCATTATCAATCAACATATTTTCCCTTTTCCTGCCGTTTTCGGTTGTAGGAGAATCAACTCGGCGTTTATGCTTGTGAGTTGTGCTTTTGCTCCCACTTCAATTGATCTAGGTGTTTTTTCTCGAACCTTCCATGCTCTGATGGGAAAGAACCAGACCACCCTTCTAATTTGAAGTTAGGAGCAGAAAGAATGCGGTTAGCTGTTTCACCGCACTCGCACCTAAAACTGATCGACTCATAATCAGTCAGTCTTTCGGTTTTATGCCCGTTTACACAGGCAAAATCAAACATTCTTTTCATTTAGTTCCTCGTATGCTCTCTCGCTGACCTCTTTCAAGGTTTTCAGCCAAGTAAGTATAGAAAGTTCGCCTTTTTTGAATTGTAGGCTTTGTTCGTCAAGGATAACAGATATATTATTCAACGATGAGATCATGGTGTCAATATCTTCCACCAAGTCTTTCCATCCATCACTTCCCATCATTGAGAAACGATCTTCGTAATACTTTTGTAGGTCAGGAGTCACAAGTTTCCTTAAAAGAACATCAAAAAGTTACTGTTGCTACCACTTAACGCGGCAAATGTCCACCCTGTATTGTTTCCCGCATTGACGTTTGTCGCCGAAGTTGCATCCCAAGTTGCCCCGCCAGTAGCAGCAGAATCTTGAATGGATAGGTATGTCACAGTGTTTGTGCCGCTTGCATCCGATATGGTTGCCTGTGTTCCAGGCGTTGTGCTTTGTAAGTATTTCAGCGTTGCGCCTGATGTGACAAACGAACCCACGGTGCTGGTAGTCCCCGCCGCTAATTTCAATGTGCCAAGACTGAATGTCAATGCACGGCTTGAGCCAAGGGTTAAAGCATCTGCACAAGTTATTGTTGTGGCGCTATTCCCATTGATTGCGATGGGAAAATCTAATGTCTTGGTGTTGCTGGTAATTGTTTGTGTACCGCTTGTTGCGCTAAATGACATTGCACTTGCACTAGCAGTAAGCGTCATGCCCGCTGATAGCGTTAGGTTGCCATAAATAAATGACCCACCCATTGTTCCCAACGTACCTGCATACCCAGTAAAATTTACATTCCTTGCTGTGTTGCTGGATGTTGCTAAAAACGTCAGTGCATACGTTCCGCCAGTAAAATTAAAACTAATAGAGTTTGCTTCTGATAACGCGCCGGGCGTTACAGTAATAGCAGTAGAACCAACACTTGTGACGTTAACTACCGGAGTACCAGTTATGGTTAAGCTTGTAACCGTTGACGTAGTCCATGCAGTACCTGTACCTGTACAAGTAATATTTCCTGTGCCAAAAGCAATTGTTCTAGTGTTGGAGTTGCTTGAATTAAATAAACCTGTGCTTAGTGTGTACGACTGAAGGTCTAATGTGCCTCTGGTTAATGTCGTTGTGTTTGTTGCGCTTGTTGTAAAAGCATCTTGCAAAGTAACTGAACCACTTGGGCTGTTAACTGTTATAGGTTGAGTAAATGCCTTACCAGCGCTTGTGATTTGTTGTGTTGTGCGCCCTGCAAAAGTAATTGTTGAAAAACCTGATGTTGTTATGCCTGTGCCATTTATCCAGTTTCCATAAATTGCTGGTGAAAATCCTCCTGTTGCCAACGTCATAGTGTTTGACGTTCTAAGCGACATATCTATTGTGCCGATGTTGTAGCTAGCGTTAATAGTTGTTGTTGAACCTGATGCAGGGTAGGTTGCCGCAGGAAATACAGCTGTATCTTGTGCTAATGGAAACATAGTTGCATCTAATGCGCCACCAGATGTGGCAGACCATGAGCCTGAACCTGTTGCTCCCCAATCAGCAGAACCAGTCTGCCCATAGTAAACGGTCTTGGCCGCAGGAAAAGTAATACCGCTGTTTCCTTTGCAATCCCCAAGCCTTGTTCCAGAGGCAGGGGATGCCGCCCCTGCAATAGTTATATCTCTAAAATCAACATCAGTTAAAGATACTGCCGCACAAGTTAATGTGCGTGAAGTTCCAACAGTACTAGAAAAAATTTGTGTGCGAGAAGGTGCGCCAATAGACGCACTTACTGTAAATGTGCCGTTAATCGTTTGGTTTGCACCAATGTTTACTGTACCAACATTAACAGTAGTTTTGCCAGTTATAAATAGATTATTAAATGTATTTGCGCCGTTAATAGTTACTAGATTTGTATTTCCTGAAAACGATACGTTGTAATAAGTTAACCCGCCACCCTGAAATCCAAAAGTTCCGAAAGTGCCATCTATTGTTGATGTTCCTGCATTAAATGTAAGATTTGTAGATGTAGTAAATACAACAATATTAGTTGATAATGATAAAGTAACAGTAGATGCATTAAGATTTATTGTTCTTACGTTTGAATTACTAGATGAAATAGCACCAGCAGTTACAGCATAGTTTCCTGATGATGAGGTATCAAATGTCCCATTTGTGACTGTAAGTGTGTTACCCCCGATATTAAGCGCCGAGCCAAGTGTCCAACCACCACCGACACCATTAAAAATTATGCTTGCACCAAAAGCAACGCCATTGGTAGTTACAGTCTTACCCGTTGTTGTAGCGTTAAAAGTGGTTGTACCCGTATATGTGCGGGTAAAGTTTGTGGCTTGAAATGTAAGACTACCTGATACTGTCAAGTCAATACTTGTGCCCGCAAGCGTCATAGTTCCATCAAGACCTGACGCTGTAAAGTCATTACAGACCCTTGGCGTGTTTGCCATGGTGACTGTAAATGCAGTAGTTCCTACGTTGGAATTTGCGTCAAAGAAAACATTGTCTGCTGCGGTAGGGACAGAAAAGCCGCCCAATCCACCAGATGAATCAGACCAATTGACTGTGTTGGTGCTACTCCAAGAACCTGTGCCCAGAATCCAATAGCGATCAGCCATGCGTTACTCCGCAATCACAGGATTGCCATCAGCATCTAGTACAACATTCCCATCAGCATCTAGCACATAGTTTGGTGGGGGCGCAGTAATTACAGCAAGCCAGTTATCAAACCTTTGCTGTTGCATGGCATCGATTTCAGCTTGTGTTAGCCCGTGATCGTCAGGCAAGTGCAAGGCATCTGAGAATGTGCCGTATTGGCTTGAGAAAGAAAAATCGATCTTCATGGTCATGCCTGTGTGGTTACTGCAATCACATCCCAACGTGTATTGTTAGCGTTGTATATACAACCCACATACGTTGTTTTGCTTGCTGTTGTCGTTGTTGGCAAAGTTACGCCAATGATTGTAAAAGTTGCATTCCAAGTCAATGCCCTACCAGTTCCATTGTCCAAAAGCCTAAATATCAGCTTCTCTCCATTTGTGGGAGTGCCGATAGGCGCATTGATTGTTAGTGCTGATGCCAGGGCTGTATATGCGTAAATGTCTCCAACAGACACATCAGGAGTTAAAGTGGTAGCAGTTGCTGCCGTAACAAATCTTGGTTGAATGCGTTTATTGGTTAA